GGTCGCCCGCCAGCTTCTGGATGACGGCCCCGCCCCCGGCCGCCGCCGCAAGCAGGTCGAGGTCCACCAGATCACGCACACGCTTGATCGCATCGACGTTGATTTCGACGGTCCAGATCCGGTCGGCATTGTCTTTGAATGTCTTCATGGTTTCGGATTCCTTACTTTTTGGAACTTGGCCCTTGGCACTTTTTCAGTTTTACGGGATCACCACCACGACCCACTCGTCGAACTCGGCGAGCTTGGCGGTGACGGATACCTTGATCGCCTCTTCCAGCGCCTCGTTGCGGGAGAAGTTGGTGATCGAGAAGGAGCCCTTCGGACCTTCCGCGCCGTCCACGGTTCGGGCCTGGTCGAGGATCGCCAGCTCGACGGTCCCGTTGGACAGGAACGCGGCCTTGATCGCGTCGAACCCCGCGTCGCCGGGCTTCCAGACCATCTCGAACTCGACGGAACATTCTCGCAGCGTCGGGGCCGTTCCCCGCCAGCCTTGATTGGCGCGGACGGTGATGTCCGCCTCGCCAGCCTCCATGTTCACCGTCACGTCGCGGACGTTTCCCATCTCCGTCAGGTCCGCCAGGTCGTCGCCGGTGTCGCCGAAGTAGATCTTCGCGTTCATTCCCAATACGAAACTTTGCATTTTGATTCTCCTTAATGGATGCTCCCGGCCCACATTCGCGGCAGCCGGGGTTTGATTTTTTCCAACGCCGGTCCCATGAAGGGCCGGGGTTTGTATCGTGCGACCCTGCTACGACGCCTCGCGCGTCGCCGTCCGCCGAACTCATGCAGCGCACCGGAGAGGCCCACGCCGCCGAAGGCCGGGCCGATCACGACCCGGTCGGCATGCTTCTCGACGGAGTAGAGAATCGATCCGCGAAGCGCGCCGGTATGCGTATGCGGCGGGGTTCCAGGGGCAGACGGGCCCTTGCGACGACGGATGCTCCGTCTGGCCGTCAGGCGAAGCGCGGCCCCGGCATGGCCGAGGGTCACGATGTTCGCCCGGCGGACCTTGCGGAGCACCTTCTGGACGTCGGATCGCGTTTTGACCTTCATGCCGATCATTTATCTGTTTCCTTTGTGGCAAAACAGGTCGCCGCGATCTTTGTCTTGAACGTCGCGTCCTTGAGGTTCGCGCAGTGGAACGTGATCCCCGCCCAGCCCTGCTTCTGGATGAGGGCCGCGAAGATTTTTCCCTTGGCCGCCCAAACCGCAGCCGTCCGTTGCGTCTCGCCGCCGCGCGTGCCGAGGAAGTCCAGCAGGACCACCGGTTTCCTGGCGTCGATCCCGACGGCCTGGCAGATCGTCGCCCGGGTCTGGGTGGCGAAGAGCGTAAAATTGTGTGCGTTGGTTATCGCGTACCCGTCGAATTTTTTGAGCCGTTCCTCGATCCGTTGCCCGAGCCGTTGAATCCACCCCGCCCGGTAATTTGCGTAATCGACGGCCAGGACCAGCGGCGTTTCGCTGATACGGCCCAGCAATCCACGCAACGCATCCACGCGGTCCGCGACGGCCTGGTATTCATCGGGTTTCTGATTTTCGCCCGCACCGACTCCGAGAACCGCGTACAGGACGTTTTTGCAGGCCAGCGCCCGGGCCATGTCCGGACCGACGCCCTTGTCGCAGACCAGAACGAACGTCCGCGCCGTGGATGCCACGACAAAATCCGCGAGGGTCTTATTGGCCTCGGGCGACTCGTCGCAGAACCGAAGGACCATCGGGACCGCGGCGTCGAGCTTTTTCAGGTCGTCGAGCTTGTAGTCCGGCGTCTGGCCCCATTTGAACAGCCCGACCGCCGGAGCAAACGCGGGGAACGCTCTGGCCTTTTGGGGTTCATCCGAGATCGTCACGCCGTTGGATTTCAAGAGGTCCTCCGCGGCCTTGGCCTGCCCGGAGTCCAGGTACATCCCGATCCGTCCCTCGTCGGTGGTGGCTTCCTTTTTCGGCTCGGCGACAGGCGAGGGAGTTTTTACGGCCTCTGTGTTGAGCGTCCGGTCCACCGGCAAGGTGATCGTCTTCTTGCCGAGCTTTTCGGTCAACCACTCGGGACGATCATCGGCCCAGACGATCCCCGCCAGGGATGCCAGAGTCAGCCAAACAAAATATCCGGTCATTCTTTTCATGATTCTATTCTCCGGGGTTCAAAATGTCGGCGATGGGGTTTGTGGCGATTTCGTTGTTGACCCATTTGACGAATTCCACATCTCGGCCGTTGTACTGCTGGTCGATGCACCGGACCGCGGCCGCTGTGGTCAAGACCCACCGTTGGAACAGGAACCGGTCCTTTTCGTTTTGGGCATAGGACCAGGCCAGCCGCGCCGCCTGCGGGTACATTCCCCTCAGAAGAAGACTCATGCATTTGGCCTCGCGGGTGTCGTATGGGTCGATCAGGGCGGCCAGGGCTCGCGCCTCGGCGGTCGTCTCGAACGGTCGAAATGTCCCGCCGTCGGTCAGCTGGTCGATCATCGTTTTGCTGTCGTTGGTGGCGATGCTTCCGGGTTGTCGGGCGTTCCAGGAGACCCTGCCCCTGACGACGGTTTGCATCGAACTGGTGGACAGGTAGATCGTATCGTTGGCGGGGATCCCCACCAGCTGCAGCAGGACGCCCGGGTCACGGCTGGAGATGCACGCCCGGTGTGAGAAAATCTTGGCGACCATGGCGGTCAGATTAGTATCTGGCTTGAGGGCCTTCAATTGCACCAGATTATCGTGCAGCCATCCAATATCGGACTTCGCGTAGTTGATTGAATCCGCCAGTGTTTTGGCCTGGCCGTCCCGGTCCTTGGCGCGGCCCTGCAGTCGGGCTAGTTTCATGCTTCGCACCAGACCTTTCGTGTGGTCGGACCGATGATCCCGGTAGGCCTTTGGATGTTTTGTGACGTCCAGCGAATCCTTCAGCGCCGCGATGGCCTCGGGGCGTTTTCTCTCGCCCAGGAGAATGGACGCCTTGCGTTCCAACAGGTCGGCCTTGTTCCAGTCGCCGGTCAGATCCTTGATGCGTTTATCTTCCGATGCGGCGTTGGCGGGGTTGTTGACGACGGTTTCGGCGGCCGCAAGGTGCGTGCGGGCCTTTTTCCAGTCCTTCGCTTCGATTGCAGCTCGAAGCGCAAAGCCGCTGTAGCGGAACTTCGTCGGTTGCATGATCTCCGCACCGTGGACTTCAATACATTTTTCGTAGGCGGTGAGCGCCTCGGCCGGCTTTTTGGATTTGGAGCGGAGCTGCGCCACCTTCGCCCAGGCCTGGACGCGAGTTGTTTTCTTTGTGCTCGGATATTTTTCGATCCACGCGGTGACCTCGGCTTCCGTCCCGGCCTTCTTCAGCTCGTCCCTTTGCGGATCGAGTTTTTTGGGTTTCGCGGGTTTTTTGGGGTTGGCCGCAACGACCGTCGAACCGACCAGTAGAATGATCGCCGTCATTGTCAAAAATCCCATGAGTTTTTTTCGCATGTTTGTCATTGGTTTTACCTTCCTCGATTCACGTAGACCCAGACGATTTGCTTGTCAGCCACGCGGCCATCCGTCTGGCCGGGCGTGTTGCCGTCCGCGTCGATGTATTTGTCCGCAGCGACGTCCGAGCCGATCAGGTCGTTCGTCACGCCGTTGTCCCATTGCTCCGTCCCGTCCAGCGCATCCATCAGGTTCACGTTCCCTGCCGTGTCCACCACGCGGATCAGGAGCAGGAAAGATTTTCCGGGGGTCAACTCGATGGTCCGACCCTGCAGCAGGTCTCCCTGCCAGGTGGAGGTTTCCGGCTCGCCTTCGGGGATCGGGTTGTCGATCTCGTATCCCACGACGTTCCCCTCGTCAGCGCTGGGCTTCAGTTCCACGACCTTCGTCCATTGCGTCGCGTCGTCGCCCTCGTCGGCGCGGCCATTGCCGTTGGAGTCCGCCCACTTCCAAATCTGGATGTGCGTGACCAGGCCGTTGGCGAAGGCCTGCCCGGCGTGGTGCGATCCGCCGACGTGGGCATACCCGCGAAGGGTGGACAACCCCGTGACGGTCTTGGAGAGCCAATAGGTTCCGTCGCCGGACTGCACGTCGTTCAGGAGAATCGGCGTCGTCTTGGAAAAACTCTCGGCCGACCCGTGAAGCTGAACGGCTTCCGTGGCGTCGTATTCGATGGCCGCAAACGGCAGCGAGACGTTCAGATGCCCGAACGCGACGGCTGTCATCAGCAGCAAGATTAGGAAACTACCAGAGAATGATTTCATCGTGATACACGCTCCATTCGTCATGGCCGCGAGCCTTCTGCCGGCTGCGGCGGATGTATTTTTTACCTGGGATCAGCAATGCCAATGGCTCCGACGCCAGCGGGACCAGCAGCTCGCCCGACCGACGATTCGAATCGACTTCCGAGAGTTTAGTGGCGATCCCGCCGTCGGTCAGCGGGGTGATCTCGCCGGGCACGCCGCAATAGTCGATCCTGGCATACAGGCCCGCGTAGTCCACGGACGTATCACCCTCCAGCAGCGGTGACGCGAAGGTCGGATCGTCCAAGGCCGCGATGGCGAACTGAACATCCCAAGTGACATCCTCGATTCCCTCGACGTGCCAGATCGGGAAGGCCAGCAGTTCAAAATCTTCCTGGGCGGAGGACTCGATGCTGCGCACCAAAACCGCGCCGGTGGGATCGTGCACCTGCAGGTCCGTTGCCTGAAGCCATTTTCGTTTGTATCCCATATTTCGTTCCAATCGATTACCGGAATGCCCGGTACGTCAAAGTCAACACGCTCGTAAACTGCCGGAACTGCTCCAGATGCTCCTGGGAATAGACCGGCACGTTTTGGTCCCGGACCCAAAGGGCGTGCGGAAAATCCGTCAACTGCCGCTGGCGAAGGTGGTCGGCGATCTGCTCGACCAATGCCATCAACTCGTCGATCTCCCCGGCCATCGCCGTATCCGTCTTGGAGAGTTTTTGCTGAATCGCAATGTCGACCTGCACGTCCGTCCGGTGCGTCGTCCGCGTCCCGGCCTCGCTCTCGATACCGTGCGGTACGACGGTCACGTGCAGAGTTTTCATATCGGGAAGCTCGAACTTCGGGGCGTAGAGCCGTTCGGCCTCGAAGTCCCTGGAGAACGACCCGGCGTTCAGTTCCGTCTTGACCGCTTCGGCGATATCAATTGTGGCTGGCATTTTTTCTCCTCGTTACTCTTCGATCTCTACGTCCATCTTGGTCGCCAGGCGAACGACGTTCTTGTCCACCTTTTGCAGAGTGGTCGCGATTTCCTTCATCCAGGTCTCGCGGCCATGACAGCGGGTGTGGATGTTGCCGATCTCGGTTTTCAGCAAGGCAATCTCGCCTTCCAAATGGATCAGCCGTCCGCGAAGGTTGAACATCCCGGAGATGACCCACCAGGCCGACCCGGTCAAAGCGCCGCCGCCCAAAAGCAGCGACGCAATCGCCAAAATTAATCTGTCCGTGCCCATTAGATTGTCTCCACGTGTTTCGTGTGAATCCGCATCGTCATTCGGTGCGGATCGTTGAACCGCCAATGGCCAGCACCCGCCAGGGCCATGACCTCGTACACCATGCCATCCGTCGTGATCCGGTCGCCGCGTTTCGGTTGCTCGAACGTCGCGGCCAGGTCCTCGCCAAGGATCAAAAAGTCAATCACCGACGCGCCGACCCGAAATCCGTTCTCATCTTCGACCTCGTATTCCGTTTTCCCGAAGGTCGCCTGAAGCTCCGCTTCCGTCTCGCCGCGACTGTAGGTGACCGGGCTGGAAGCATGCTCTTTGAGCATCGCCCCTAGCCAGCGACTTCCTTGTCGTAGAAGGTCACCCATGCGCCCGATCCTTATTGGTTCATCCGAACGCGGACGGTCGTATCGCCATCCGCCGCCGCCAGGATGCACTTGCCGATCAGTTTGTTGCCGGTGGCGGTCGTCACGGCCTGCTGGCTCGTCGCGTTCCAATAACACTTCGCTCCAGCTGCGATCGCGCCGCTGCCCTTGGCGAAGTCGAAGACTCCCGCCACCGCCAACGCGCCCAGCGCGTCCGCCGCGATCGGTTGTTTCGCCACGCCGACCAAATCGCCCTGGACGATCACGTCGCCCGCCGCCACGTCCGCCGAGGGCGTGTAATCAATTGCGTTTCCGTCTTGCACAAATGTTGCTTTTGCCATGGTTCTTTTCTCCTGATGTCTTCAGGTTTCGGATTTCGTTTCTTCGTCGGTTCGGGCCTACGCTTCGCCCTTCATCTTCAGTGCGCCGCGATGGTCCTGCTCCCGGACACCGAAATCGATGTACCCGCGGAACTGAATGCCCAGCGTGTTGAAGTCCGCGTCGGTCTTCTCCACCGTCGGGCGGTCCACCCCGTTGAGGAACGCGATCTCGACGGCGGGAAGCCGGTTCGGGTCGGTCATCAGATACCACGCCTTATTCGACGCACCGGCGAACGACGTGTTGGCCAGATAGACGCTGGAGACCACATCGAATTTCCCGACGTGTGGGTTGGTCGCGGGCTTGCCCTTGTTGGCGGTGGTGGTCTCGTTGAGCTGAAGGCTCTTCATGAGCATCTCCGCCGGAACCTTCAACGCTGTCGGGACCAGCAGAATGCTGGCGGGCATCCCCAGCGGTCGGCCGTTGGGTTTGGTCTGCCCACCGAACGCCACCTCCGCAGCCGTCAGAGCATCGACGCTCAAGGCGGTGGTCGCCCCGGTGACGTAGTTCTTGTGGTCGGCGTGGAAGAACGCATTCCCATCGGCCTGCGTCGGGTTGGAAAGCCACAGGCCCCATACCGCATCGGCGATGGACTCGGCCGCACCCATTCCGATCTGTCGCGGAATGTCGGTGAACGCGCCCATATCGTCGTTGATAATCATCTGCCGCGTCAGGGCGAACATGATCCCGTGTGTGTCGGCCTTCTGCCCGAAGCTCTGCTCGTCGAGCTTTCCGTGCTTCATCTCGCCGTCGGGGCCGACCTGCTCGAACTTGAACGAACCGGTCATCCGGTAGCGGGAATGTTCCTTAAAATCGTTGACCGACGCGACCTTGGCGATTCGACGCCAGGCGTCCTCGACGTAGTTGTATCCTTCCAGCAACATCTTGTTGGCGATGTTCGAAAGGATCCCCGGCAGGCTCACCGTGCTGAACGCCGCCTGGAGCCAACCGCTCGCATCGCGCCGGAAGCGCGGCAACTGCAAGCCGGAAGCCCGTTCGCAGAACTCTTGGATGCCCACGCCGCGCAGACGCTCGGCGGCTTCGAGAACCGGCTCGCTGTAAGCCGCTTCGATCCGTGAGCTGGGCAGACCCGACGCCATCAGGGCCGCAGCCTCAAAGACGTGCGGACCGTTGTTCTGGGGCCGCGTGTGGACCGAGGGCGCCGCCGGACGCGAAGCGCGAAGGACGTGCAGTTCGGTCTCGTTCGTATCCCAGCCTTCCTCGATGGCCTGGGCCTCAATGTCCGGATGCTCGCCCCTGCAGATTTTGCGAACGGCCTCGACGCGCCGGGTCTCGGCGGCCATCCGTTGCCGCATCGAAGCGACGGGGTTGTCGTCCGAGGCCGATGCGTTGACGGTGTCGGGAGTCGCGGGAACCTCGGGAGCCTGCGGCTCGGACGGCTCACTCGTCTCCGGTGAGGTCGGCGTCTCGTCGTCCGTTTCGACCGGCAGGTTTTCGTCGATACCTTCCTTGGTCTTTTTGTCTTGCGTGTCTTTCATGGGTTCGTTCTCCTGTGATTCGGCGGCGACGCGCACCGAGGTGTCGGTGTCCGCGCCGCTTTCTACGAATGAAATTTCCTTCAGAACCGCCTGCCGCACCACGTGCAGCGGGCCTTCAAATGTCTGGCCGTTGACTTCCACCCGCCCGCCGAACGGCACAAAATCAGCTTTAATCACCGCCGCGCCGATCGACGCCTGCCAGGGGAAACCGTTTGATCCGCTTCTCGCCACGTCCCGGGCCCACGAGGTGTCACGACTGACCAAGCCATCGGCCACCAACCGTCCATTCTCGACCGCCACCTGCTGGGTATGCCCGACGCCCTGGCGGCGTTCGTGATCCAGACGGATCGGGACGGTCTGGCTGGGAATCTGAAGCCCAGTCAGATCGACCACAACCGGATGGGGGAATCCACGAATCCGCATCACACCGCCGGTGTAGGCGACCATGTGAAAACGGGGAAGTTTCTGACCGTCGTCGCTGGCCGCCTCGATGGTCAGCGGGCAACGCATCGTGACAAAATCAAGCTGCTTGTTTTGCGACATCGTCCTGTCTTTCTGCTTGGGGTTGCGGTTGGGCGTCCTGTTCCGTGAGGCCCAGTTCGGCCATCATTTGTTTTTCCCGGGCGCGCTGGTGAAGTTCCGTCTCCCAATCCTTGCCCTGCCGGGCGTACTCGTTGGCCAGCGTGGTCGTGTGATTCTTGAGCCGCGTTTCCTGCGCCCGGGCCTCCTTGGCCGGGTCCACATGCTCCGTGCCGTCCCAGAACCACTGGCGGTCAATACGCTCCACGCCGCGCAGGAATCTAAACTCCGTCAGCAGCATTGCCTCGGCCAGCCAGGCGTCGAAGATCCGATCGAGGACCATGTTGTTGCAGTGCGCCTGCTCGACGCGGATGCTCTTGAAATACGTCTGATGGTCCAGCCGCCCCGATGCGTAGTTGTATCCCGAGGAATTGCCCGACGCGACGTTGAACGGCATGTTCAAGCACCGCGCGATTTCGTTGAGAATTTCGTGTTTGAACTCGGCGTAACTCGTCCCCGGCTGTTCGGCCTTGATCTGCCCGAGCTTCCAGCCGTCCGGCAGGACCGTCGCCATCCGCTTCTCCAACTCGATGATGTCCATCGGCTCCACCGACGCGGCCTCGCCGCTGGCAGGAGCATCGGTAAACAACACCGCCGCAAAGTCAGCCGCAGTCTCCGCCGCGCCGAGAACCGCCAATGTGTACCGTCGCAACTGCGCGAACAGAGGCAATGCAGGCGTGATCTCGGGAACCCCCCGATGCTGGCCTGGCCGATCCGTGCGGAACCAGTGAATCATCGCCCCCGCCGCAATCCGTTCATGGGTAAACATGCTCTCGGCCCCGAACAACGCCGAAGAACCGGGATGCTCACGCAGGACAAAATACGCGCGAGGATTGCCGTGGACGTCAAACTCCACGCCATCGGCTGTGCTCCCCAACGGAGTGGGAAGCGCGTTAGGCCATCGCGGATCCGTCACCCGGTCGGCCTCGACGAGCCGCACGTCGAGTTTGACCGGCGACGCCAAATCCGGATTCGCCGTCAAAACCGCAAACGCCTCGCCGTCGGTCGCCTTGGACATCCGCATCGTGCGGAGTTTTTCGGCAAGCCCAACCTCCTCGCACCAAGCCGCAAACGCCGACTCGACGATTCGATTCGTCTCACTCTCGGAAGCCAAAAGCTGCAACCGCGGCCCCGTCCCCACGCAATCGTTGGCCAGCGTCAGCACAATCCCCTTGGCATACGAATTGTTCCCCGCCTCATAACGGGATCGATTCCGAAGCGTCCGCCGCACATCCGAAGACGCAGCCGCGTCGGCGCTCAAGCCATCCGCATTGGCCCAATGACGCGAGTTCTCCGAAGTCGTCTGCGCCGCGTCATACCGCGCGCGGAACTTAATCGGAACGCGAAAGAAGCGTCCAGCCTTGCGTCGAGTTTTAAACGGCCAAAGTCTCATTTTTTTGTCAAATCGTCCCACCCGGAGAAATCTTCATCAACTTGATCCCAAGCCCCCGCCCACTCGCAGCGGCCTTACCAGCCAAGTGCTTATCCGCCGCGATCTGATCGCCCAGCGAATGTTGCTCCACACTGACGCCATCGCCGGACGCACGCTTCGGCCCGGCGGCGTTGTCTCGAATCGAATTGTCCAAATCGTCTGTCATTTTTTTCCTTCTGCTCGTCCCGTGAGGTCCCAAGAAAAAAACCCCACCTCCACACCCGATCAGGTGAAGGTGGGGTTTCAGTTTCGTCGCCGAGACTCAGGCCTGGCCGGGCCTGCTTCCTGGGGAATATTCGGTTGTCGATTTTCAGCCTATCGTCTGAAAATCCAAATACAAAATAAAATCTACGCACAATCTCATTAAGTTCCATATCTGGAACTTTTGCGAAAAAAATGCAGCAAACGGGGCTTTTCTCGGTCTGCTGGCAGACAGATTCGGTACGGCGATGCGGAAATATTCCGGCAAAAAATTCTTTCCCTGCCTGAGTCGCAGCAGACAATCGTTGCGGCTCGCGGTGGAACGCGAGCATATTGGACACTCGGACTTGGGCTGTAGTCGCATCCGTGAAACACATCAGGGCATGAAAGAAACACGGCGGCCGCCGGCCTCGTAGGTGGGATTCCATGCACGCAGCCATTACGGAAGAGGTGTTGCGTCCGTACAAGGGGAATTGGAAAATCATCGACAATAATCTGAAATGATCAAGGGGTTCTAATCCGTCGTCCGACTATTGCCTTTTTTCCACCGTCGAAATCATCCGTCCGCAGTTTCGGCATTGGCGGCGACGGTGGGTTCGGCCGCCTGCGGCTGGGCGGGTGTAGTACACTGGCAACTGCCGGCATCCACAGTTCGGACATTTCAGACCTCGGTGATCAGCGGGGTTGTCTATTTTCATGGTCATCGTTTTTTCCTTTGCATCTCCGAGAGTTTCACTCGTTTTCGTGGGGCGCGTTTTGCGCCGTCGGTGCCGAAGAGGATCGCGCCTTGGATGCTGGCTGCTGCCGCAGCGCCGACGAGGCAGTCGAGCCAGTGGTTGTCGGGTTTGCCCGCGCGGAGTTTCCATTCGTCGACGATGCGGCCGCGGGCTTCAGTTCGGACGTGGTATTCGGAGGTGAGCTGCTCGGCGAGGAGTTGGTGGTCGGCGGGTTTGACGCCGAACAGCGACAAACAGCCGGGGTCGCCGAGGGGGACGGCCAGGCGGGCCTGCAGGAATGACTTCCAGTAGTTGGTGTCGATCAGGACGTGGCGAACCTGGCGGCGGCCATGGACGTTGGGGATGCGCCAGTGGTGGCCGATGCGGTCGCCGCGTTTGCGTTTGTATTCCGAGAACGGCATGCTGGACGCGCCGACGTAGCGGCCGTGGCTGGGCATGACGATTCCGGCGTGGACGCTTTGGCGGCAGAACTGGTAAATCACGTCGGTGGATTGGCCCCAGTTGGCGTCGATCAGGCAGCGGTCGATTTTCATTTGCGCACCGTCGTCGCGCCGCCATTGGCGCGACAAAAATTCCCCAGTGAGTTTTTCCAGCCCTGCGTAGATCGAACCCTCCAGCCCCGCCCCCGGCGCGGCGCGGCCGAGAGTTTTTTGCATATCGCGTAACGTAAAATAGGCCCGATGCTGGTCGGGATATGTGCCGTAGGCAATCACGTATCCCGTGAAGTTATCCTCCCACGCGACCACGGTGTAAAACAGCGCCTTGCCCTGCACGTCGATGAACATCGTCAGGTAGTTGCAACCCAGCGGGACTTCGCACCGCTTGCACCCGTTGGTTTTCTGCGTGATCTGTTCGGCGGTGAGTTGGTCGATATCGCCCTCGATCTCTGGGAGCGGCTCGTTCTGAAACTCGGCCCAGAAGGCACGCTCGTCTTGGAGCTTCAGGTTCATCGCGTGCTGGATGGCGGACAGTTCGTCTTCGTTATGACGCTCCGGCCAGGCGACGACCGCACCAGCATCCATCGCCTCGCGGTGTTCGCGGTAGAACGCCGTCGCCTCGCGCCCGTCACCGTCGTTGCGGAAACTGTCGCCCCGGATTTGGGCGTATTGCTCCCAGAGCTTTTCGTTGGTCGGGAGGGAATAGACCAGCTTCGTCCGCTGGCCCTGCCAGGTGGGATGCTTGTCCCGGTCGAGGATCTGGTCGGCCATGTCGCCGGGTCGGATGACCGTGCAAGGCATGACGCCCGCGATCTTCTGGCCCGGCCCGGCGAGGTTCAGGATCGCACCGTTCAGTGTATCCATCCGCGCGCGGGTTTGCGGATCGCTTCGGGCCGACTCATCCGTTTGCGGATCGTCCAGCACCACCAGCGACGGTCGCACCGCACGGCCGTCGGCGCGCTTGAATTTCATACCGCGAATCCGACTCTCGATCCCCGCGACACGAATGATCGCGCCGGATGCCTTGGAGTCCGGGATCGTCGGTAAAACGATCTCGTCCGCCGTCCAGTGAATCCGCGTATGTTCCCCGCCGCAGAGCTGGCCCTTGGCGCGGTTGTGAATTCGCTCCAGCGCGTGGATCGGAAATACGGCCTCGGGATAATCTTCCAGCAATCGCTCGTTGGTCTCAAACTCGACCTTGATGCTCTCTAGCATATTTCGGGCGTGCCCGGCGTCCGAACCGATCAGGCAAACGAACTCCCGTGCGCCGGTCAGCATCGCCCAAATACAGGCACTCTCTGCGAGCGTCGTTTTTCCAGATCCGCGAGGCATGGCCATGGCGAACAGTCCGCCGCGAAGGACGGCCAGTTTGATTTTGGCGATCACTTTCAAGTGGTCGTCCGACCAAGGCAGGCAGAACGCCTCGGGAAAATACGTCTCGCAAAAGAATCGAAAATCCGTCTCGGCTTTGGCCTTCCGCTGTGGGTTGGCAACGTCGGGGATCGCGCCGATGTCCCGCCCGATAGCGGACAACTCCGCGTTTCGCGCGCGGGCGGCTTCCTTCCTGGCGTCGTAATCGGCGGCGGGTATTTCGGGTTCGGGATGATGACGCCGCCACGCCAGCCAGGCGGCGTAGCGGAACAGGTCCACGTGTTTATCGTCGCCGATTCGGTATCCGGCGCGGCTGCGATGGTTGTGCAGGGTCCGTTCCGTGATCACCTCGCCCAGCGGCGTGGAGTTCAGCATCCGCGTCAGGCTCGACGGGCGAAGCTGTCTGGGATCAATCGCCACCGGCCACCTCCCTGGCCAGCCAGGCCGTGTAGTGAACCAGGTTGATCGTCCCATCCGGATTCACCGGCGCGTCGGCGTCAATATCGGCGCGGATCATCTCCTCGGATATCCGCCGACCGCCGACGGCGGAGAGGATCTTCGCGGTCTGGGCCACGGTCAACGCCAGAGGGGTGGGTGATTTTTCGGTCATTTTGCCGTCCTTCCATCGAAAAAACGCGGAATTCCGGGCGAATTCCGGGGCCGATATCGTAAGTCTCGAACATGTCGTAGGTTATGGGCGAAAAAACATCGCAAAAAACATGGTTTTCTGCTTCCCATTTGCCGCCCCCGAAGCGAACATGAACATGTTCGATGAAGACGTAAACCATTTATACGAAAGGATTTACAATGCGTAAGACAGAAGAAACCACGAACCAAACGAACGAACGAATCGCCGACGCCGTCGCGTCGCTGGCCCTGTTCACCACGAAGGAACTGGCCAAACGAGCGAACGCCACCCTCGCCACGACACGCAAGGCGATCCGGGCGATGATCGACGGCGGCACGGTCCAGGAATACGGCCGCGTCGACGGCGGATACAAACTGTTCGCCCTCTCGATGCTGTTCTAGAGAACCACCCTCAAACGCCAAGGAGCAAAAACCATGACCAATGAAACGAAAATCAACGAAACGGCGAAAGCGAAAAAGAGCCTCGAAAAGGAACTGGGCGAGTTCCTCTATATCCGCGACAGCCTGATGCAAGACCTCGTCATCAATACCGACAAGGTCATCGCAGAGGCCCGGAAGGGCAACTACACCACCGGGGCGACCTTCAACGTCAGCGACATTCTGGACAGGCTCCAAACGACCAAGAACAACATCGAGAAGATCGAAGACGAAATTGACAGCCTGGACGCGCCCAAAAGCGAAGACGAAGAAAAAACGCCCGACACGCGAACAACGCACATCCTGATGATGCGAGCATTCAAAACCGCCGAGTGCCATGTACGCGATGAAGACCGGACCCACTACGAGGCGATGCTGAAGGCCCAGGGCGTCGACGACATCGACGCGATGATTCACAACTTCATCGAACTGACAAACTGAACCATGAAAAAACGAAAGGGCAAAACCATGACCGCAACGAAAGCAAAAAACGCGCAGCCGAAACCCACCACCCGGGCGGCGTACAAGGAATGCCAACGCGAGATCGCCAGCCTGCTGGAATGGATTCAATTCAACGTCGACGGCCACGCCGAGATGCATGACGCCGACGAGATGGTGCTGGAACAGATGTCCCCGCGACGCCTCCGCGAGATGAAGATCGTTCGACGCCATCTCAAAGAGGTTTTGGGGATCGCGGAACTGATGATCGAAGACGAGAACGAATAACCCCACCCCAACGGAAAGGACCGAACCATGACCGCAACGAAAAAGATCAAAAACGCACGCGAGCAAATGGCGCCGCCGACCGAAGACGCCTGGGGCTTTTGGGGCACGATCCGAAGCAACAGCGGATACCGCATCAGCGAAGATGTCACGAGCGACATCTGGCACGCCGCATTCGTTTCCGTCGAGGCGGCATTCGGCGAAAAAAGCCCGGAGGTCATTCGGAATTTTCTTCGGAGCAGCTACGGACGACACCTGGCCGACGAGGCTTTCAACGAGGCCGCATCTGAAACCATCGACGACCTGATTCAGGGCGTCGTGATTGCCCTTGGGCAGACGAAACGAAACGGACGCCTGACCTGGCAAAAACAATTCGACGAAATCAAGGCCGTCACCGAAGACGGTGCCTGGAGCGAATAACCCCACCCCAACGGAAAGGACCGAACCATGACCATCACGCTGCGAACGATAGACACGAAAATCAAGGTCGCCGAATTGGTGACCGTCAGGCGAGAAACGCTTCTCCGGCTGACGACCCACCTGGAGGAATTCCAGCGAACGGCTCAATGCCTGGCGCGCCTCGACGGGACAGGCGGCAAGAAAGACGGCCACTTCCAATACGCCGCCGTCACCGACGGGACGCACGTCGTTCTGGTCAACGCAGAGGGCTACGACTACCCACGATACCGCAGCCCGCGAATCGCCATCGAGCTTCTCCCCGAGATCACAGAGGAAATCGCCAATCGCCTCTGTGTCCGCAAGAGCATCTGGCCGAAAGATATCACCCTTGAGACGACCGAACAAATCGAGGACATCGCGGCCCGCTGCTACGACATCGTCCTCTAACCCCACGCAAGGAGCAAAACCATGACCGCGACCACGAAAAACCCCGAACGCAAACCCACGCGAACGGACCACGAGGACGCCCTGATCGACGCGATCCGCGAGCTGCTCGGCCCGAAGGCCGTGGCGATGATCGCCGCGTACATCCAGCCGATTCGCACGATGGACCGCGACGTCGTTCGCCAGGTCAACTGGTTCAAGAATCTGCTGATCGAGATGGTCGGCGGCAACGACGAATGGGACCGACTCTGCAAAGAGATCGGCCTGTAGACGGCCCGTCGCCGAAGGCCTCGCATCGGGGCCCGAGGCGATGGGCCGGAACGTCCGGCCTGCATCCCGAAACCCATGCACAGGAGCAGAACCATGAAAAAGAACGAAGTAAAAATTGGCGAGACGTATCGCGTGAAGGTCAGCGGCGCATTGACCGTCGTGAGAATCACTGAGGCCCATCGCAACGGCGGATGGGTCGGCGTGAACATCAACTCCAAACGCCAGGTCCGAATCAAGACCGCCGCCCGGTTGCGAGGCAAGGCCTCGCTCGGCGGGCCGTCGAAGGGACGAAAAATCGTCACCAAGGCCGAATACGAAGCCGAGGCGAAGGTCGAACGCACCGCCAGGGGCGAACTGGGCGGAACCGCGAAGAAGGCGACCAGGACGGCCAAGGTCGCCACGAAACGCGACCCGGGCGAACGTGGCGCGAAGAAAAAACGCCTCAGCGGCCTGGACGCCGCCGCAAAGGTTCTGGCCGATGCCGCCGAACCAATGGGCACGACGGTCCTGGTCGAGAAAATGCTGGCCAAGGGCCTGTGGTCCACCAAGGGCAAAACGCCCGCCGCGACGATCTACGCCGCCATCGTCCGCGACATCCAAAAACACGGCGACGCCTCCCGCTTCCAAAAAACCGAACGAGGCAAGTTCGCCCTGCGGAAGGGAGCGTGAACCATGCGACGCGAACGCGACGAAACGTTCGATGCTGTCGACGGCCACCTGATTCGCAAGGTCGTCCCGGGTCGGGGCAGGCCCTACGAACATCGCTGTCCCATCGAGGATTACCGGAACCTCGCCCATGCCGCCGAGGAACTCGGCGAGGTTGGCTTCACGCTGGAAGACCTCGCGGCCCGGGCCGGGACGCCCAACACCCCGGCGGCTGTCGCCCTGGCCTTCTGGAAGGAACGCAGTTGCGTGGTCACGCGCTTTCGGCGGAACTTCCCGGCCTCGAACATTCTCTTCGAGGATGCGATGACGGAGTTTCACGCCTTGGAACACCACATGCGGACAACCGTCAGAAAGGAAACCTGAATCATGGAACCCACCGCCAAGGAAAAAAACGCTCGCCGCACCGCGGAGGCCGAGACCGCCATTCGCGCCTTCGTCGCGGCCCAGAATGACGAGGCCCCGGCGGACATCGAGCGGGTCGATTACGACATGTATCTGACCGACCTGCTGGCAAACCTCCGCCACTGGGCCGCGAGCGGCGGCATCGATTTCAATCGCGCCGCCCGCATGGCCCACCAGCACTACGAGCAGGAATGCGACGAAGAACAAGGCTTTTGAACCAACCCTCATCTCACATCCTCCACCGCCCCGGATAATTCCGGGGCGGTTTCGTTTTGCTCGAAGGTCGGCAATGCAAAAATGATCAACTCCCGGATCGCCCGCGAGACCGTCACGCCGTCGCGGTCCGCGATCCGGGAAAGCTGTTCGTACAAATCCTCGTCGCACCGAAACGCGACCATCCTGGCACGTGGGATTGTGGGTGAAATCCGTTTCATTTTTTCTCCTTCGTTTTGGTGGGTTTGTCCTCCGTTTTGACGGACTTGTCCGCGGGGATCCGTTCGGCCTTGCCGCCAGTGAACTGCTCCCAACGTTTCACGATCACGTCGCAGTAAAGCGTGTCGAGTTCCATCAGGTAGGCGTGTCGCCCGGTCTGTTCACAGCCGACCATCGTCGAGCCGGAACCGCCGAAAAGGTCCAGAACATTCTCGCCGGTTTTGGAGGAATACTGGATCGACCGGACCGCTAACTCGGCGGGTTTTTCCGTCAAATGGACCATCTTTTGGGGACACACTTTTTTGACGTGCCAGAGGTCCGTGGCGTTGTTTGGCCCGTAAAAATGGTGCCCTGCGCCTTCCCTCCACCCAAAAAAGCAAATTTCGAAGGCACCCATGAACGTTTTGCGAGTCAGGACCGGATGCTGTTTGTCCCACACGATTCCCTGGCTGAAATACAGCCCCGAGGACTTCAGCGGCGCGGGGTAATTACCGAGGTTGGCGTACCCGCCCCAGATGTAAAATGACCCGCCGGGCTTCAGGACGCGCGATGCGTTTCCGAACCACGCCAGGAGCATCTCGTCAAACGCATCGTCGGACACAAAGTCATTTTCCAGCGGTCGGTCCTTGGCCCTCATTTTCCGCTTGGCCTTCTTTGTGTCGATCGCGCCGCGTTCCACGTCGAATTTCTGGTGGTGCATCTTCTTCGAGAGGTCCGGATGCGAACTCATTCCCGCGGCGATGGCGGTGCTGCTGCGCGGCTCGATTTTCACGTTATACGGGGGATCCATATTTACCAGGTCGATGGTTTTTCCATCCAGCAAGCGGTCCAGATCCGCCTCGCTTCCACTGTCGCCGCACAGCAGCCGGTGGTTGCCCAAGACCCACAGGTCACCGGGTTGCGTGATCGCCTCATCCGGCGGTTCGGGAACTTCGTCCGGGTCGGTCAGGCCCTCGGTGAGGTCCATCTCGAGCAAGCCGGCCAGGGCCTTCTCGTCGAATCCCAGCAGCGACAGATCGAACTCCATGCCCTGCAGGTCCTGCAACTCGATGGGCAGCAGGTCGTAATCCCATTCCGCCAGGGTCGCCGTCTGGTTGTCCGCGATCCGATACGCCTTGATCTGCTCGGCCGTCAGGTCCGTGGCGACGTGGACGGGAACCTGCTTGAGGCCAAGCTTCAGACCCGCCTTCCACCGGGTATGACCGACGATGATCACCCCGTCGGAATCCACCACGATCGGTTGGCGGAACCCAAACTCCCGGAGGCTCGCCGTGACCGCCTTGACGGCCCCGTCGTTGATGCGTGGGTTGGCCTCGTAAGGCTTGATTTCATTGATGTTTCTGGTTGTTACGTTCATTGGAAAATCCTTTCTAAAAAATTTCTACACCGGAAAGAAACTCTGTCTATTAGCACGGCTGGTCCCACTGGCGTCAGGAGAACTGATTGCCCGGAAGTACCTATTCGCTTTGCCGTATATGTTATTCACTTGCTTGCTCCACTCGCGCCGGATCCCCACAACAACGGGAAAACTTCCCGCACCAGGACGACACTGTGACCACGGGCCACCGACTGGGAAGAGGCCAGCTATCGCTGGCGACCGGTGGTGAGTGACGGCACTCGCCTTCAGGGCGATTTAGGTTCTCGAAAAACTTGCAGCATCCGCATCGTTTTTGGGTCATGACATTCCTTTCGATTTGGGGTGTATAAAAACTTGTATAACTTTTTGTTTTCACGTTCTCGCGGCCCCCCCGTAGGGGGGGAGCGCCCGAGGTTCCAGCATATGTTCCACCTGAATTTGCCCTAACCCCTTGTTTTTGCAGAAGATATCTAAGTCCAGTTTTGGAACAGTTCTGGGCGCGCCCAGATTCCGCGCCCAGGTTCCAACCTCTTGTTTTTCCTAACCGACTTATATTCAAGGGCTTAGAGAAAATAAGTTGGAACATGAAGGCCGTTTTTTTGGAACATGGATTTTTGCCATGTTCCAGACAGGTTCCATACAAACGTCGTTTTTTCGACCTAACAGGTTCCATGCAAAATCCTCCTGATTCGGTTGACATGCTGCCTAGTCGCGCCGACCTCGTTTCCGATTTCCTGCGCATCGGCGTCCGGATTATTTGCCAAAAGCGCGGCGATCCAGAGCGATTTTTCGCCGCTTACGCCAGGCCGGTTTTTGACGTAAAATGACCTGGATCCGATACTGACTTTTGATGCGAATCCGTGATCCTGCGCCAGGTCGAGCATGTTCCGCGCGTGTCGTTCGGACAGTCCAAATTGTTTTTTTGCTTCCTGCAGGACCGTCGTTCGCAAGCAGGGATCGTGGGGCGACAGGCAGACCTCGATGAAATCTTCCATGGGGACTTCGATGGATACGAATTGCGATTCGTCGTCGCTCGCCATGGCCGCGAGGTTTTGCGCGAGGATCGCGCCGGTTTCGGCATCGATCACTTCCAGAGCCGCCGAGGCGACCGCGTTGCCGTAGTCGTCCACCAGGCCGGGGAGCTTTACCGTGTTGAGGTCCATGACGACATGTGGGGGGAGGTCCGCTTCCTTCATTTTCGTGGCCGTCAGCAGCATCCGATCGGTCTTGGACATGCGGTATTCCGCGTCGAGCGCGGCCTTCAGCGCAATGGCGCCCCGGGCGCGGTTCTTGTCGGAATGGCCGCTGTGATGGACGACCAGGACCGTGCATCCGAATCGCTTGCGAAGGTCGTCGCAGGCCGCTACGAACAGACCCATGTCCTGGGTGGAGTTCTCGTCGCCGCCCCCGAAACACCGCGCGAGGGTGTCCAGAACGATCAGGGCCGGCGGGCCAGCCTGCTCCTCGATGGCCACGACCAATTCGTTGAGCGATTCGGAATCTGTGATCCCCACCGCAGGCGCGACGAAGAGGGGCGCCCCGTCTAACTTTACGTCATTAAAAACCTCCCACGCCCGGATACGCCGCCCGAACCCCTGCTGGCCCTCTCCCGCGATGTAGACCACCGGGCCGCCCGGAACCGCATGGCCGCGCCAAGGCGTCCCCGTGGCGATCCTGCACGCCCAGTCGATGGACAGGAACGACTTGCCGCTGCCAGGGTCGCCGAAGACCATCGCCAACGTGTCACGCTCCAGCATACCGCGAAGCAGCCAGTCGGGCGGGCGGATTTCGATCTGGTCGGCGCGCGTAAGTTTGAATTTTCGCGATTTTTGCGATGAGTTCTCGGCGGGGATCGTGCCATTGTGGGAATTGTGTGACGAGGAGGCGTGACTCTCGGTCGACATTTCCACAATCGCCGAGATGTCCACGCTGTCGTCCACATGTTCGGATTCTCCGAAGCCCATTTCCGACAGGGCGCGTGTTGCGGCCGAGAAGTCGCCACTGTGCTCCAGGTGTGCGTAGACGGCGAAGGGACTGTAGGATTCGTTCGGTTCAAACGGCGTGGCATTGGAACTGAAAACATAGAGCGTGCTGTCCTCGATCCGCACCGTCGCGGACTGGCCGCTTTCCTTACCTGGCCTGCGCCAGAATTCGTTCACTTCGTCGCGTCGCAGGTAGGTCCAGCCGTGGGATTCCAAAAACGACCCCACGTCGCCGTGGGAATTGAAATCATCGCCGGGCCGATGCGAGACATTTTTTTCGCGATTTTCATGCGTATTTTCATGCGACCCGGTTTTCTCATGTGCGTGGGCTTTTTTATGCGTTTTTTCATTCGCATGCATTTTTTCCGCGCCCAAAACCGATGTCGATTTGACATTTCCATGCGACGCATTATTTTCGCGACTTTCATGTGTTTTTTCATGCGACCCGGTTTTCTTATGCCCGTGGGCCGAAAAATGAGGCGAATTGTCCGAAGCATTGTGGAGTTTGTCGGAGCATACTGACCGAGAACTCGTATTTGTGGAGTTCTCGGTAGCACACTGGCGAATGTCGGAGTTCTCGGTAGCACACTGCGAGTTATCCGAAGCATCGTGGAGTTTGTCGGAACATACTGGCCGAGAACTCGTATTTGTGGAGTTCTCGGTAGCACACTGGGAGTTGTGCGAGTTGTCGGCAGCACATTGGGAGTTGTGCGAGTTGTCGCCCGATTTTTGGCCCACAGTGGCGTTGTGGGGCGAGATTCGCCTGCCCTTGGCATCCTTGGCCGACTTGGGTTCCCCGAGCGCCCAGGCGGCCTGCATGAGCATGTCGCGTTCGGATTCGGTGATCGTCGGCGGGTCGGCCAGATCGCCTTGGATCAGTTCGTATCCTTCCGTCGGGGCGCAGAGGAATAGACCGCCCTCACCACGAGTTTCGATCAAAGTTTTGAGTTTCCCGTCAATTCGCCGGGAGGCCAGTTTTAGGTTTCCGCTGACCGGCGTTTCGCATCGGTAGACGACGTGCTTGCCGCCGGATTGCGAGGTTTCGACGACCAGATGGGCCAGAAGTTCGTCGGGGATTCGTTTCGACCATTCGTCATACAACATACCGCCGTGGTCGAAGTCGATCATCTCCAGGTTTCCAGAGACTTCTCCGCAGACCAGGCAAAGCGCGTCGTGCCCGTTGGCGAACCAGGCATCCGTTTCGGCGGACGTTGGAAGCGCAGACTGATATTGCTTCCACCGCCGGACGGCCGGGCGCTTTTCGGCTCGGCGGGCTGGCAGAACGCACAACCCGGCCTCTCGATATTGTTCCGCTGTCCCCCTCATCCTGACGACTCCGGGTGGATGTCAACGGCCTCGATGTTGCACCGGAAATGCCAGAGCATTCGCAGCGCCTGACGCGAGATGGGGAACGGTTCGGGCGGCGGGTCCATCAGCCCGGCATCCGACTCGTGCGCCTCCTGCATGACCCGCTCGAGCCGGTCGATGGGGATCGCGACGACGGCCTGTAGAACCCGATCGACGGTGGGGATGATTTCACTGTGCGTGTTTTTTGCCATGTTTTTTGTCACAATCCTTCACCTCAAAATGGAATGTTGTCTCCCGCCCAGGAGTAGTCGGGTTCCCTCTCGGCCAGGTCGCCTTCCGTTGTGGATGGGGGTTTGGTGGGCAGTTCGCAGGCGACGATCTGATCAAACCTTTCACCCGCAACAGTCCGGACGGTGATCGCGGACGGTTCGGCCAAAGCGCCCGCATCGGCCAGATCGACGGCCTCTTTCGCGGTCGCGGGGAGCGGTTCGTCGGTCCGGGCCCGCCACCACGCCTCAAACTTATTGCGGGCGAATCCGGTGTGCTCCGGACAAACCCATTCGTTTTTCCAGTCGCCAAGGGAGATCTCGTACTCGACGCGCATCGTTTGGGGATGGCCTTCCGACGCGCCGCGCTTGGTGTGGATGTAATAACAGACGCCGATCACGTCGTACTCGGTGTCCGTCACCTGGCCGGTCAGGATCCCCTCGTTGCTGGCCTTCGCGTCGTGGTCCTGTCGTTCCGGCGGCGGGAATTCATATCCGCACTCCGGACAAGTTGTGTATCCGGCATGGATCAACGCCTGGCACTTGGGACATTCCCGGGCGGGCGCTTCACCGTCGCCACGGCCCGGTTCGTCGGTAACTTGTAGATCATCCACCGGACCGTGACGCAGGATGTTCCCGCCGTAATCGAGGACGAGGCAGTCTTCCTTCTCCGGATGCAAACGGAATCCCCGTCCCACCATCTGATAGAAAAGCCCCGGCGAGTTCGTCGGGCGAAGCAGAACCACACAGTCGATATTCGGCGCATCGAATCCGGTCGTCAGCACATTGACGTTCACCAGGTATTTGATCTGCCCCGTGCGGAAGCGGAATAATGAACTTTCACGCTGCAGGCCGGGCGTCTTGCCGCAGACGAATTCGCAATCGACACCAGGGTCATATCGTTCGAGGGTCCGCGTGATCCGCTCGCCGTGCTTGACGCTCGACGCAAACACCAACACACTGGATCGTTCGGCGGTTAGTTCGACGATTTCCTTGCAGGCCTCGTGGACGAGCGTGCCATCACCCATCGCCTCGTCGACCTCCGAGGCGATAAACTCGCCCGCGCGGAGATGTAAGTTAGAGAGGTTCGCTTTGGCCTTCCCGGCCTTGGATTTGAGCGGACAGAGATATCCCTGAACGATCAGTTCCTTGACGCCCGCCTCATAGCAGATGTGGTTGAGGAAATGATCCGCCTTGGCGATCAGGCCGCCCTTGAGTCGATACGGCGTTGCGGTCAAACCGATAACGCGAACATTAGGGTTCACGACCTTCGCGTCGGTCAGGAATTGCCGGTAACGACCGAGGCCTTCCATCGTTATCATGTGACACTCGTCTGCTAACACCAGATCAAAACGGTCCAGTTCCCCGGCGCGTTTATAGACCGACTGAATCCCCGCGACGATGACCGAATGGCCGGTGTCGCGGGAGTTCAGCCCAGCGGAATAAACGCCGATGTCCAGATCGGGCGCCATACGACGCAACGTCTCGGCCGTCTGGGTCAGCAGCTCCTTGACGTGGGCGGCCATACGACGCAACGTCTCGGCCGTCTGGGTCAGCAGCTCCTTGACGTGGGCGAGGATCAGGACTCGGCCGCCCCATTTTTCAACGGCGTCTCGGCAGATCGTCGCCATCAGGGGCGTCTTGCCGGATGCGGTCGGCAGGACGATCAGGGGATTATCCTCGCGCGTTCGCAGGTGCTCATACACCGCGTCGAGCGCCTCGACCTGATAAGGGCGCAAGACCATCGCGGGCACTTTCGGTTTGGGGAGTAGTGATTGCATTTCAGTGTAAAAGAGCGGATGCCTGGATGTGATTGTCCAACGCGCGTCGCAAGTTCAGGGTTTCTTCCTGCTGGTGGCGAAGGCCTTCAAACAGGTCATTGCATCGCTGGCCAAGGGTCTGGACCTGCCCAGTCAATGCGACAACTTGTTGCTGCAGCAGCTTTACGTCTTCATCCATGATTATTTTTCCTTAAGTTTGATAACAAGTTTTCCACCGGGGCAAACCTCGCGGCGACGAATGACCAGCAAGTCAATCATGCTGTCGTCCTCGTAAACGCCCGCGTGGGCCAGTGAGTCCTGGACGGCCTTCGGTAAATTATCTAAATCTCGACGACGGCGGTCCGGTGGAAACGCATCGATGACCAGAGCGATCCGCCCGGTCATGGTTTCCCGCCCGCTGTGGGCCAGGAGTCCGCAAACGAGTTTGCGGTACTCCCGGCCCTTGCGGCTGATCAGCACGCGCGGACCGACGTTGCGCCAATAGTGATTGACGGACGGCGGCCAGGGCAGTGTGATCATCCGTTTCGCAGCGCCCATGGTTATCGTTTCCACGGCGGGGTGCTGTCGCCGGTGGACGCCTGGACGGGTTTTCCCGCAGCGGCCTCCTTCGGAGCGTAGCCCTTGACCTCGTTGGTCATCTCGCCGGTGTCCTCGCGCTTCTTGAGCTTCACGCTTACCTGAAGCGGTAAGTTATGCAACTCGACCGAGTCTTTCGGCTGCAACACGCCGACAGCCCGGCAGATTGCGGACAACGCGCCGCGAGCGATCTTTTGCGTCAGCTCGTTGGGATGATTGAGGCACAATCGATCCCATACGTTTCGGTTTTTGTACTCGCCTTCCAGGACGACGAGTTTTAATTGCAAATAACTCCCGTCGCCCTTC